AAGCTACAATGTTATCAACTTCAGTTTTAAACCCTTCAGGATCTTTTATGGTGACGCTCTCAATGATGTCAATAAAGGTATTCATTTTCCCAAAGCTCATGACTACACCTTCCAATCCCGATCAAGTCTCAGCAGGAGATTGACTGTATTCCATACCTGCTGTCCAGCCTGTACATTATCTGAAAAGAAACCACCTGTGCTGCCGTCCCTGGATTCATAAAAGTGGGACGACAGCATAATGATGGCTTGCTGTGTGGTGGCTGGCATAACGGCTTCCACGTAGTGATTTTCAGGAAGATGCTGATAGCTTTCTGCATACCGGGTAGCGGCGGTGATGTACATCTCAAGGAGTTCATCATCAGCAGAGTGATCAAGAATAAGATTTGCTTTTACTTTTTCCAGCAGTGTCATACCGCCACCATCCTTTCATTAGTCTGAAATCATAAGCCCTGCAGCCTTAAGTTTGGTGAGAAGGGCATTAAAATCCGTTACCAAATCTTCCACTGTGGCAGCAGTACTTGAAGCTTGATTATCGAGAATGGGGAGGCCAGTAACGACCGCCCCTTCCTTGATTTCAAGAGTTCCACCAATAACGGTTTTTTCACCGCCCTGTTCGGTATAGTTCTTTGTGTTATAACTCATAGGACACCTCCATTACGCTTTCTGCTGAAGCACTTTAATGGCTTCAGGTAGAATCAGCTTTCCATCCACACGCTGAGTGGCAACAAAGCCTACCTGACCAGTAGCTGCATAGAGCTCATTAAGTCTCTTGAATACTCTGCCTTGACGATCCGCTACCCAGTAGTAGCCAAAGTCACCGAAGATGATGGACTTTGCAGATGCAGCGATGGTAGGAACGTAAGATGAAGTGTAGACAGGTCTGTTCAAAATGGTATCTGGTGTTCCGGCCTGAAGTGAAGGCTGCCAGATATACTGACCCTGACCATCTTTCAGCTTCCTAATTGCCTTAATAGTGGCATCGTTCATAACGAACACGGACTTGTTTCTGTAAGGCGATTTAAGAGAGTAAAAGAGGTCCAAAATTTCATCAACGGTAATAGCTGTAGCACTTGCAGCGGTTACACCAATTTGTGCACCACCGGTAGCGGCAAGGATTCCAGTAGGCTTACCAGAACCATCTCCTGTGAAGAAAGCATCTTCTTCCTTGTTACCGATACGTCTTGCAAACTCTCTTGCGATATAGTTTTCAAGATTAAAGACGCTGTCATTTAGAAGCTCTTCAGATACCTTGATCATGGTACCTAGCTTGTAAGCGCCGATGGAAACCTGACCAAAGCTATCATCACTTTCAGGAATTGCACCTTCTTCATCAATCCAAGAAGCGGTACCTTTGGATGCCACAACGGGAATCTTACGATCTCCTGAAGAAGTGGAGATGACGTTGGCCAGCTTTCTGAAGATATTCTCTTCATCCAGGGCTTCAATAAGAGTACGCTCAAATTCATCCGGTACAAGGTAACCACCTTCAGTGTCAGTTCCAATCTGTAGTGCGTTTTTAATCACTGGATCAAGCCCTTCACCAGAACGAGTACGCATGGCATTCCAGAAAGCTTTCTGGTATTCTGCAGAAGCTCTACCGCCTTTGGATTCCATGCCTTGGAAGATAGGCTTTCCGGTAAGTGGCGTGTTAAGTGGCTTTGAAAGCTCACGATCCAGTGCTTCCTGCTTTTCAAGTCGGTCGATTTCCTTACCAAGGGCAACCACATCTGCTTCCATTTTTTCATAGGTTGCAGTGTCTTCAGCAGATACTATTCCATCTGTACCTCTTTTGGTGTCCAGGAATGCTTTAGCAGCTTCCCAGGATTTTGCTCTTTTTTCACGTAGTTCAAGAATTTTATTCATAGTGTTTTCCTCCTAAAATTTAGTGCCCAATCAACGAAAGCCGCTTCTCAAGCGACTCAATTGGGGTACCAGTATTCTCTTTTGCTAGTTTGGGTTTTACCTTATCCAGCAGTGAGTTGGTAACAGCTCTGCGGCTAAAGGCATAGGTGAAATCCTCAGTCTGATTTCTTTTCTTTTCATCCTCCAAGATGCCATCAGCAAAACCAAGTTCGATGGCCTTCTTCGCATTAAGCCAGGTCTCTGCATCCATAAGATGAGAAAGCTTTGTCCTTGACTGGCCCGTTTTTATTTCATAGGCATTGATGATGCTCTCCTTAACTTCAGAAAGCATGGCGATGGCTTTTTTCATTTCCTCGCTGTCCCCAATGGCCACGGTAAGGGGGTTATGGACCATCATAAGGGCAGTTGGTGCCATGAGCACCGTTGTCCCTGCCATGGCGATGACTGAGGCTGCTGAAGCTGCAATACCATCAATCTTTACGGTAACAGTGCCTTTGTAATCCATCAGCATGGCATAAATCTGACTTGCAGCAATGCAATCACCTCCTGGAGAATTAAGCCAAATAACAATGTCACCCTCACCGGCAGTAAGCTCTGCTTTAAATGCCTTAGGGGTGACATCATCGTCAAACCATGAATCTTCGGCAATTACGCCGTCTAGGTAGAGTGTTCGGATGCCAGTATTTTCATCTCGTGCCCAGTTCCAAAACTTCTTCATTTAGGTTCCTCCGTTTCTTTAATATTTGCGAACGCGCCTGCATCCTGTAATTTTGTCATCGCACCGTTAATTAAATAGAGATCGCCACCTAGTGACTCTGGGATTCTATCCAGATTTTCAAGTTCTCTAATATCATTGGCGCTCATCCATCCGTTTTGACGAGCAGTGGCATAACCACTCATACGGCTGACATAATCGCCACGCAGCAGACCATCCACATTAAACTTGATAAATACATTAGGTTTCTCGCTTTCCATGAGAAGCGCTCTACACATGGACTGTTCCCAGCGGACCACCCAAGGATCGAGAGTGTATTTTACGAACTCAAGTGATTGCTGCTCGATGTTACTAAAGGATGACTTTTCAAGGTCAGCAAGCATATGAGGTGGGACTCTAAAAATACGAGCGATCTCATTGATCTGAAACTTTCTGGTTTCTAGGAACTGTGCTTGTTCAGGAGATATACCGATAGGCTGGTACTTCATGCCTTCTTCAAGAACAGCGACCCTGTGAGCATTTCCGCTTCCTTGATAGGCTGCGTTCCAGGATTCTTTGATCCTTGCAGGGTCTTTGATGGTACCGGGGTGTTCTAACACACCTCCAGGTGAAGCGCCATTAGCAAAAAACTTAGCTCCATATTCTTCAGTAGCGATGGCAAGTCCTACAGCGTTTTTCGCCATGGCAATGGGTGAATAACCCACTAGCCCGTCAAAGCCAAGTCCGGGAATATGAAGGACATCTGATGGTGAAAGATACACTTGATTCTCTCTACCAAGAGTAGGAGCATCTTCACTACCACGCTGGTACAAATAGAAAAGCCGACCACTTGAATCGCGATCGACCGTCATTTTGTTTGGCATCAGTGGGTATAGGGAGATTACTTCACCTCGTGCATTTCGAATAATCTGAGCATATGCATTTCCCCATAATAAAAGATGACTCATTAGCGTCTCTCTAAACGCAAAAGAAGTCATCTCCGGGTTTGGTTCATCATGAAGCAATTTGTAAAGCGGGTGTTTAAGGTTTTTCTCCTTACCGCCTGTACCATTATATTTGTAGACATGAAGTGGTAGACCAGCCAGCGTCTCCGATAAGATTCTAACACAGCTATACACTGCGGTCATTTGCATGGCGGTTTGCTCATTAACCGGTTTCCCAGCACTGGTGCTTCCAAAAAAGAAGCTGTAATAGCTTCCTGAAAGAGTATTTTTAGGCTTGTCACGAGCCTTAAATATTCCTTGCAGTATTCCCATGGACATCACTCTCCTTATAATGGGCATGAAAAAAGCACCTATAGAACTAGGTGCACTTAACAGGTGACTATTTTAACTTGTCTTCAATATGAAGTATTCATAATCATATTCAAATAAATCTTTTATACTGTACTTTTTCGCGTAACTTTGTAAATTACCAACTCGAGCAGCATAGTCTGAGTATTTTTGAAAATCATGAGGAAAATTTACGCCGTGTATCTTTTTGTAATCTTCTATAGCTATTTCATCCTTTATCATTGATAGCTTCTTTGAAACTATCAGCCTGAACTCCTGCTGATATGAATAATTTGAACCTTTTATAAAGGCAGCTCTCTGTGGATCGGTAGTTAATAGTTGTTGTTGAACTTTCCAATCAACAGAGCCATAATTTACAAGATCAGCCATAGCTGCGTGTCCATCAAAGTATTCAGAGTTTAGATTTGATATAAAATCTTCGTAATTTATGATAGCAAAATGACCTGTGCCATCAGGGAAAAATTCTTGTATAGCACGTTTGTTAATGAGGATACCCTCTGGAATTACATCATCATTAAAAACACTGTACATACAATAAATGGGATAATTGGCACAAACCCGTATACAGTCAAGTAGGAGCCCTTCTCTTCTGTCGCCTCTTGTTTTATCATTACTTTGTTTTTCTAATTCTGCATAATATCCTAATGGCCTCATGAAAAGCTCTCCATTATCAATTAAGCTATCCACATAGGTTTCTTCAGGAATAAATTTTATCAAGAACTTAATCTCTTTATCCATTGGGTCCCTCCTTTTTACCAAGGTATAAAAAGATTTTATCATAACACTCTAAACAATTAAAATACAATTAGCCCCCTCTCATCATACACAGAATTACCAGATTCTCCACCACAGCGAATCGCTCTATCAAGAGCCATGATTGTGGCTACAGCACCGTCAATCTTCTCTGTGGATTTCTCTTTGTCTGCTTTGATATTGCCAGCAGGATCGGTTCTAATAAAAATGTTATCCATCATCCAGCGGAGAACAGGATGACCACCGTGAGCGATTTTCTGCTCTAGTGTGAGCTTCATCAGTTCCTTAGTTGGAGGAGACATGTCTTTGAAACCCTGTCCAAAAGGGACAACAGTGAAACCTAAATTCTCTAAGTTCTGTGTCATCTGAACTGCGCCCCATCGGTCAAAGGCGATCTCCCTGATGTTATATTTCATTCCAAGTTCCTCAATGAAAGTCTCGATGAAACCGTAATGGACTACGTTACCTTCGGTAGTAAGAAGGAAGCCTTGTTTTTCCCAAACATCATAATTCACATGATCCCGTCTAACCCTAATGTCTATGCTGTCTTCTGGTATCCAGAAGTATGGAAGTACCACATACTTGTCATCTTCATCCTGCGGAGGAAAGACAAGTACAAAGGCTGTTATGTCAGTAGAAGATGATAAGTCCAGCCCGCCATAACAGACGCGACCTTTGAGGGCTTCTGGATTAACCGGGAAAGCACAGGCATCCCATTTATCCATAGGCATCCAGCGAATAGCTTGTTTAACCCATTGATTGAGTCGAAGCTGCCTGAAACTGTTTTCCTCAGCGGGATTTTGTCTAGCAGATTCATAGGCCATTTTTACTTTATCCATGCTGACAGTGATGCCAAGGGATGGGTTTGCTTTCTTCCACACCTTTGGGTCGGACCAGTCATCTTCTAGATCTGCACCATAAATCACTGGATAGAAGGTAGGGTCATTCTTTCTTCCTGCCATAATATCCAGTGCTTTTTGATGCACTTCCCAGCAGATGCTATTTTGATTATCTCCGGCAGTGGTGATAAGAAAGTACAAGGGCTGCATCCTGGCATCACCACTACCTTTGGTCATAACATCATATAGCTTTCGGTTTGGTTGAGTGTGGAGCTCATCAAAGACAACTCCATGGGTGTTGAAGCCGTGCTTGTTTCCAACATCGGCAGAGAGCACTTGATAGATGCTTCCGGTGGGTTGGTAGATCAGTCTTTTCTGTGAGTCCAGAATCTTAACCCTCTTGGATAAGGCAGGGCACATACGAACCATGTCCGCTGCCACGTTAAAAACGATAGAGGCTTGATTACGATCTGCAGCACAGCCATAAACCTCAGCACGTTCTTCATTATCTCCGCAGGTTAAGAGCAGGGCAACAGCCGCCGCCAGCTCACTCTTTCCCATCTTCTTTGGTATTTCTACATAAGCAGTATTAAATTGTCGGTAGCCATTTGGCTTCAAAGTTCCGAAGATATCCCGGATGATTTGCTCCTGCCAATCTATCAGTTCAAAGGGCTTTCCTGCCCAGGTTCCTTTAGTATGGGAGAGGCATTCAATAAAACCAACTGCATAGTCCGCCATCTCCTTGCTGTAATGAGAATCCTTCGCCATGTAAGAGGTTGGTTTATACTTCTTTAGTTTTCGGATATGCGGACACCTCCTTTAAAAAGACATAAAAAATAGACCATAAGGTCTTCTGTAACGAGGAAAAGAGCCATACAGCCCTGTTCCTTTATCCTGTTGTTAATTGTATTTCTTCATGAATATTTCAAGTGCAGCTTGCGCATTGGTATCGATGGGTTCAATGTCCCAGCCTCTATCAAAATTTGCGATGATCTGGCCATCACGCTGTAGCATCAGTTTTGATATTCTACCCTCATCAATGCCGTAAGGGGAACCTAAGTCAAAGCTTTTAATCCAGTAATTAATGGTTCTGTTTTCTACTTCGATTTTGCCTTCTCTCTACATGGTATAAGCCCTTCTTAAATCCTAACCAAGATGGCTGGTAGAATTTGCTTTTCGCCAGTCTGCCAGTCAGTGTAGCTTGTCTTAACCTTGGTAAGTCCGTCCATCCTGCAGCCGTGCTTTTCAAATTCGGCAAGGGTTGCGATCAGCCCTGAGAAGGTGCTTGAAATGGTGATGTGGTCTATTCCGTAGGCTCTGCAGGTTTTAACAATGGGTTCGATGTCGTAATCCCAAATGGCCTCAGAAAAGTCGATGGTGTCGTTTCCTGCTTCCTTGCTTCTTTCGTAGGCCCAGTACATGGTGCTGTTGATTCCAGATTCCTTAAAATTTGCGCTGGTTGCTTTGGCTTCTTCAAATGCCTTGATTTCTTTCATGTTCTCATCCTCCATTTAGTGTGGTTTTGTTTTGGTATTACATATATCACTCTAAACGAGAATAATAGCAAGTCATTTCTGTAGTAATAGAGCAGGTTTTCAGTTTAATCTTCAATCGCGGTGTAACGCGAGAATTCATAACCTTCCGTATTAGACAATATCTTTTCACCGGTGTCTTTGTTAATGACCCTAATGCATCGAAGCTCACCTTTTTCGTTGGTCCCGCCATCTGACTTCTTGATCCAGGGCTGATCTTCTAGAAAATTACTGGTGAACTTTTTGAATTCTAAATCGCTGAGTTCAACTTCTCGAATCACAGTGTAATCAGAACCAATGACGCCATCTTCCTTTGCCTCTTCAGTTGCCTCTCGTAGTTCCTTGATGTTATAGAACTTTCGACCAAATAATGCCTTCATTGCTATGCCTCCTCCCTGGATTCTTCATCGACTACTTTGCAGGAATCGATACCGTAAACCACATTCAAGCTGCTGCCGTTGTCCCACTGAACCATGATGGAGCCTGTGTCATCCACGCCCCACACGGTGCCTTTTGTGCCTGTCGGTGGTGCTTGCACATCATCCATCCAAAGGAGCTGAACCCTGGCTCCTGCGGGGTACTGCTTACGTAGGTGGCCCAGTCTTTCTTTACTGATCGGTTTCATTGGGAGCACCTCCTTTGAAAGCACTGCTTCCTGAAAGGTTTTGAAGGAGAATCTTTCTATGGGTTTTGAATTCTTCTCCAATAAATCCAAGGCGGAGAAGGAAGCATCGAAATGCGTATTTCTCATTGTCGACTTCTTTCTCTTTTACAGTAATTCTCTTTTGGGTTTTCGCCATCTCACATAGCTTTGTAATGAACTGGGAGTAGGCTTTTATCTCATCGGGATCTGGTAGCTTTGAAAACCAAGGGAAGCTAATGCGTTCATCATCGGCTTCAATGGGAAGGGCATCTACACCTAGTGCTTTCCTAATAAGGTTGCCTTTTGCTTCTAACAGTTTGGCTAGCTTCTCCAGGTCTTCATCGGAGAGGGAGTCTTTTGGAATTTGGATGATGAGTCCAGTTTCTTCAGGTTCCGTTTCAGCCTGAGCTGGTTCATCCATCTCAGCTTCAAACCCTGCATCAAAAAGCTTTTTCATCAGCGTCTTGATATCATCCTGACCCACTTCGGTGTCAAAGGTTAGCTCTCCGTCTTTTCCGATGTGGTAAGGTCCGACCTGGTAAGCACAGGATGGAACTCCCAGGTATTTTGAAGGAACCTCTGTGATTTCGCTGATGAGCTTCACCAGTTTTTTACGTTCGTTACCGGTTACGTTGTAATTGATTTTCATGGTATTGACCTCCTTGTTTTTGGCTTACTACATATATCACTCTAAGTGATGTTAATAGCAAGTCTATCTTTCGATAGTTGTGTTATTTATTTTCAGGGAGGTCACTGTAGCGGTATTCTTTGCCATCACGCAGGAGATAGACATCATCTGAAGTCTGTGCTCCAGAAATAAATCTTTCAACGATAACATCACAAAACTTCTCATCAAGCTCAATGGTGTGACAGATTCGCAGGGTCTGGTCACAGGCAATGAGGGTGCTGCCAGAGCCGCCAAATGGATCCAGGACGATGCAGTTACTGAGACTTGAATTAAGGATTGGATGAGCCACAAGAGCCACCGGCTTCATTGTTGGATGAGAGCCATTCTTCTTAGGTTTTTCAAATTCCCAGATGGTAGTTTGCTTTCGATCGGCATACCAGTTGTGCTTACCTTTCTTCTTCCATCCAAAGAGCACCGGTTCATGCTGCCACTGATAAGGGGACCGACCAAGAACCAACGATTGCTTTTTCCAGATGCAGGTGCCGGAGAGATAGAAGCCAGCTTCAGAGAAGGCTTTTCTAAAGTTCAATCCTTCCGTATCTGCGTGGAAAACATAGATAGAGGAGTCCTGCGTCATTACCGCTTCCGTATTGGTAAAGGCAGCCAGTAGGAATTCATAGAAAGCAGAATCACCCATGTTGTCGTTTTTGATTTTACCGGCTGAGCCTTCATAGTTTACATTGTAAGGGGGATCTGTCACCACAAGGTTTGCCAGCTTTCCATCCATGAGAAGCGTGAAGGTTTCTGCCTTGGTGGAATCACCACAGACCAGTCTATGGGGACCAAGCTTCCAGACGTCACCCAGTTTTGTCATGGCGGGTTTTTCAAGCTCTGCATCCACATCAAACTCATCATCGTGAATGCCTTCTTTCAGGGAATCCTTAAACAGATCATCCAGCTCAGAGGGATCAAAGCCTGTAAGGGATACATCAAAGTCAGCACCTTGCAGATCTGCAATAAGTAGCGCCAGTTTATCCTTATCCCAGTCGCCAGAAACTTTGTTCATTGCAACGTTTAATGCTTTTTCCTGTTCAGTGTTCAGATCTACCACAACGCATTCTGCTTCCTTTTGACCTAGATGCTGAAGCACACTAAGCCTCTGATGACCTGAAATCACAGTGTTATCATTATTTGCATTAACGACGATTAGTTCCACATATCCAAAATTCTCAATGGAGGCTTTTAGCTTTTCAAACTCTGGATCTCCAGGCTTTAGTTCTTTTCTAGGGTTATATGCTGCCGGATTCAGATCTGACAGCTTTATTCTTTGTATATTCATATTGAATCACCCTCTTGGAGAAACTTCTCCGCCACCTTTCTTAAGTTTAGATTGAAATCCACGTTCTCCCACGGGAAGAGTGATGAGTTAAAATGACCGTAGGTTGCTGTATCAGAGTAGATTGCATTTCGAAGGCGCAGCTTTTCAATGATAGCAGCTGGACGTAAGTTAAAAATCTCTTTTACCAGTTCACTTAAATCTTCGTCACTGATTTTCCCTGTGCCAAAGGATGTCACATTAACTGCTACTGGATTTGCTTTTCCGATGGCATAAGAAATAGCGACCTCGCATTTATCAGCAAGCCCGCTCCAAACAATATTCTTAGCAATGTACCTGGCCATATAGGCACCGCTTCTATCAACCTTAGTTGGGTCCTTTCCGCAGAGTGCGCCACCACCATGAGAAGCCAGGCCACCATAGGTGTCGACCATGATCTTTCTGCCAGTTAGCCCAGTGTCAGCAGCAGGACCACCTTCAACAAATCTGCCTGAAGGATTGATGAGTATTTCTGTTTCATCATCTAAGGGGAAATCCTCGAAGCACTGCCAGAGCACATTATTTAAGATATCTGATTCTAATCTCTTTTGAGTTTTGTCCTTATGGTGCTGAACAGAAACTACTACAGTCTTAACGCGGATAGGTTTATCCCCATCATACTCAACAGTAACCTGTGCTTTGCCATCGGGCATGATACCCTTGATGATTTTTCCTTTGCGACATTCATCAATACGCTTTACGATTCTATGCGAAAGAAGTAAAGGTAGAGGAAGCAGTTCACGGGTTTCGTTGGTAGCATATCCATATACAGTGCCTTGATCACCAGCACCGATGGAACCGTATGGATCAACTATTCCATTTCTTGCTTCGAGTGCTGTATCTACACCAGCAGCGATATCTACACTTTGATGATGTACAAACACAAATACTGTAAATCTCCAAGGATTATAACCCACCTCACGAAGTACATTTTTTACAATGAGGCGGATGTTAATTTTTTCGCTGCAGGTGATCTCGCCCGCTACGATGATTTTACCTTTAGTAGCCATGACCTCACAGGCCACACGTGAAGCTTTGTCTCTGCGAAGGCAAGCATCCAATATGCTATCAGCGATTAAATCAGAAAGCTTATCAGGATGTCCCTTGCAGACACTTTCTGCGGTTCTGTAGTTTTTACTCATATCATTATCTCCCATCTGTATTATTTGCCCCTTCGAGCAGAAAGAAGTCTTTCCATCACATCATCCTGAGGATTTGCTCCTTTGTAATCGCCAGTACAGTTTTCTTTTACGATCTGGAATATCTCAAACCACAGACGATTTGTCTGGTTCATGTAGTTCTGGCCCATGGATACATATGGACTTTGAATGGCATTACCAGTGGTAGGGTGTTTAGCAAGAAAACCATATTCAGTAATGGCTTCTTCACACTGAATCCAACGGGCAACACTCATGGCATACCTTTCGAGGAGCTGTGGAGAAACCAGAGCAGCGCAGCCACGCTTATCCAGCCACTGCCATGTGGCTTTGTAGATTTCGCCTGCCACCAGAGCTTTACCATCTTTTTGAATGGCTTCAAGCATCTTATTGGGTTCAGGCATTTCTTGTCCCTCAAGATCTGCCGTATCGGAAAACTCCATCACCGTCAGTTTCCTGCCACCGAGATTTCCTTCGGCTATTTTGTCAGCCAGAGGTTTCTTTTTTGCCCCTGCACCAACACGAGCGCCGCCTCTGTTCGTACCGTCTTTTGCCAATGATCACACCTCCTTTACAAAGTGGGGGCTATACCCCCGTTTGAATCTGCGTTTTTTAACACGACACCCCAGCCCGCTGTCCACAATTTTTAGTCGTAGGGATTTAGGTACCCGCACCCCATCTAACAGAAGGGGACTGAACTAACTCGTGATAGCTCTGGTATTTGTTGTGCCAGTAGTTATTTTCTTTTGACTTCTCCTCCCAAGAGATTGAGAAGCCTTCGTTATCATCATTAGACTTGAGAGAGTTACAAATTCTATGAGAGAGCTGACAGTTTGCCATCGAGTGTTCTCCGCCCTTAGAGAGAGGAATCACATGGTCAATAGTTCCTCCCCAATTGTCATCAATAAATTTGTCATAAAGAACAGGCATACCACAAATCTTGCATATGCCTTGATCACGTTCATACAAAAGTGGGTAGGAAACTTCCTCAACAAAGGCTTTTCTGATTTGTTTTTCTCTTTTGTTTTTAAAGCTGTTCATATATTCTTTATGCCGATCTGTTTGATGTTCAATTCTGCGATGGTATTTAGCTGCACAAGTATCGCAGCAATATTCTTTTCTGGGCTCACCGACTGTTGTATAAAATTCTTTGCCGCACTCCTTACAAATAATTCTTTTAGGAACAAAAGATTCAGCCCATTGCTCTCGTTTTAAACGAAGACTTCCGGCATATCCACATTCAGGTGAACAATATATTTTCTTTGGGTATGGGGTTGTAAAATCTTCACCACAATATGAACACTGACGATGAAATTTGTTTTCTTTAGTTGTGCTTTTACTATCTTGATGCTGCTGTGATTTTAAAAGGCGGGCTTCATCCTGACATTTCTTACTGCAATATTTCATCCTAAAGGCATTGGGTCTCCAAAAGGGATTGCCGCAATGCTGGCATTTATAATATTTCTTCTGCGAACTTCGACCAAATGAAAGACCGCAGGAAGAAGAACAGCATACCCTATTAGGGTCTGTTGACTTGAAAAGCTGCCCACACACTTTACAAGTTTTTTCATGTTCCATAGGCTTCCTCCAATAAAAAAGCACCGCCGAAGCGATGCATTCATTTTCTGTTATTCCACCGGTCGCCACTCTCAGCAGTGATCCTTGAGTGACAGGACTTACAAAGGGCCATCAGGTTACTGGTTTCATTGCCACCGCCTTTGGAAAGAGGGAGGATGTGGTGGACTTCTTCAGCAGCTTTAATTCGTCCGTTCTTATCACACTCCTCGCAAAGAGGATGGGATTTGATGTAGCGGTCCCTGATCCTCTTCCAGGACCTGCCGTAGCGCTTGTTGGATGCAGGGTCTCGTTGGTACTGGTTGTATCGTTTTGTTACCACCTTCTTGTGCTCAGCGCAGTACTCTCCGCTATCAGCAAGCCGACCGCAGCCTGGGTAAGCACAAGGACGCTTAGGCTTATATGGCATGGGTTCACCTCCTTTTGGGCATAAGAAAAGCCCTCGTGGGTTGTCCCCATGAAGGCTCGGTTTAATTCTATTTCTCTAATTATATCGTACTAAAAAAAACAACTGCACTCAAGTGGATTTATGTGGATTTTACTATCCTCTTTGTAAATTTCCTACCGTTTCACACCACCCCATTCTTTTTCTCCCTCCCAGCTAATACAGCATCTGCAGCTCTAAGCGCTTTACGGTGAAGCTTCAGCACCCAGCTTACAGAATAATCAAGATCATAAGCGATATCTTCCCAAGGCTGATATGACAGGTACCGTTTCTCAAGAATCAGCCTATATTCAATGTTGTTCACACCTTGGATGATCTCAATAATGTTAATCTTGCACTTTAGAAGTTTGGCAAGATCATCATTCAAATTGTTTTTAATATCTATAATCTTACATACAGCATCTGCCATATGAGATACTGATTTGCTGGGGTTATTAGGCATTCCATTTATGGCCGAAGTGCAGTTCATAGCCATATTCTCCAGGGATGCCACTTGCTCAAGCTTACTGTTTATTCTTTGATCCAATCGATAGGCTTTACTAAGATATTCTTTAGCATTCATTGTTTGACCTCCTCTTTCAGTTTTCGGAGAAGTATCTCCGGTTCTACCGCTGTAAGTTCTCTATACCAATCAGAGCGTAAAAACCTCTCTACTTCAGCTTTTG